GTGGCGCTTCGGCACCATCAAGCCGTGTAACCATGGCTGTTGACGACCTGTTGGTAGCAAACGACATCCGCAAGCAGGTAGCTGCTCTGCGTGGTGCCAACGTTGCAACCTTCAACGGTTCGTACATTGGCTTCATCCACCCAGACGTATCCTACGACTTCCGTTCAGCAGTGGACGTGGCTTCGTGGCGTACACCAGCTAACTACGTCAACCCAGAAGGCATCTACAACGGCGAAATCGGCTTGTTCGAATCCGTCCGTTTCATCGAGACACCACGCGCGAAGATATTCACCAACGCGTTCAACGGTGCCGGTGCTGCCGGAACGGGCGACTCGTACGCAACCTTGATCATGGGCCGTCAGGCTCTTGCCAAGGCGTTCAGCGCACAGGACGGAAACGGCGCAATGCCAAAGATCGTTCGCGGCAACGTGACCGACATCTTGATGCGTTTGCAACCAATGGGTTGGTACTGGCTCGGTGGCTACGGCCGCTTCCGCGAAGCTTCATTGCGTCGCATTGAGTCGGCATCGTCAATTGGTACTAACGGCTCATAAGTAAACCTGCTTGGCCCTCTCACCTAGTTAGAAAGCTAGGTGGGGGGGCTTTGCTATAGTGGTAACAACAGAAAGGTTTCTATGTCAATCTCTAACTACGCAGAACTCAAGCTCCTCGATCATGTAACCGGTCGCGCTGCATTCACCATCCCAAGCAACGTTTACTTGAAGTTGCACACTGGTGACCCAGGCGAGGATGCAACAAACAACGCCGCAACAGAAGCCACTCGCAAGGTGGCAGCTTGGTCTGCTGCTTCTTCGGGAGCAATTGCAACAAGCGCAACTGTTGAATGGACGAACGTTTCCACCACCGAGACCTACACACACTGGTCAATGTGGGATGCTTCGACTGCAGGCAACGCACTGTGGACGGGTGCACTTTCTGCATCTGCTGCTGTAACCGCTGGCGACACTTTTCAGATCACCTCGCTTACACTTTCGCTTGACTAGTAGATAGGGCAGGCCCCTATGGCTGCTATTCAAAGCACGCTAACTAAATATTCGACACCATACCTGCCCAGTCCTGGGCTTTACTCTGGTGCGCCCATACATCAACATACAGGTTCTGCATCTGCTATTGGTGCATCGTCTGCAACAAGGTTAACAATTGCAGCAAAGTCTGCTACCGGTTTTGGTGTTGGTTCTTCTTCTGCAACCAGACTTAGGATTGTTCCCAGAAACGCAACTGGTTCTGCTGTTGGTAACTTCACAATTGTAGTCTCCGGACCAATACAATTCAGGCTTGGTGGACTTTCTGACTACTCTTTCCCTTATCTGAACGGTGGTCGCTTTTACGTTGGAGCCCCTCTCAAGCAGCGAGCAGCAACAGGTTCTGGATCTGGTGCATCAACTGCAACAGGTATCTCAACTAGGGCAAGGATGGCTACCGGTTCTGGAACCGGAACATCTTCGGCTACTGGTGTTCGCATTGCGTTTAGAACGGCAACCGGATCCGCTGTTGGTAGTTTCACGATTGTAATCTCTGGTCCGATCCAGCTTCGTCTTGGTCGATTGACCGACTACTCATTCCCGTACCTAAGTGGTGGTCGCTACTACATAGGACCAGCAATATACGAACGAACAGCTGTTGGTAGTGGAGCCGGAACTCAGTCGGCTACACGTCTGGTAAAGAACTTAAGGCAAGCAACTGGTTCTGGTGCTGCTGGTGAATCAACAAGTACCGACAAAGAGATCCTGTTCAGGTCTGCAACCGGCTCTGCAACATCCTCAGGCGAAGCTGATCCGTTCTTGCTTCTCAAGAGAACGGCTTCTGCATCTGCCGCTGGATCTTCTTCAGTAAGCTTCTTGCGCGGACTCTTGAGGGTGGCAACTGGAGCCGGAGCCGGAACATCTAGTGCGGTAAGACTTGTCAAGAATCTCAGAGCTGCTACTGGTTCTGGTGTTGGATCTGCGGTCGCGGTACGACGCATAGTAAACATCAGATTTGCCACTGCATCCGGAACGGGAACATCTTCATCCGTTTCACTTGAGCTTTTGCCGAGAACAGCAACAGCCTCTGGTGTCGGTTCTACAAGCGGTGAGGTGCTTTGGTCTAAGTCTCGCATCTTCCGAGTACCACAGACAACCACCTACACCTTTGCAACAATGTATGACACGTTCAATCCAAAAGAGCGATTGATGGCCCACATAGCTCCACAAATTCGAGCAGAGAACCTTTACAGATTGTCCGATGGCACCTACACTATTAACGATCCAAGAAACAACAGTGCGGTAAGAACCTACCTAGGTGCACACAACATATTCTTGGATGACACAGAGGTTGCAGAACTTACCGCTGCAGGATACGGAGCCTACATAACATGATCCATAGGAATGTCCATCCGGGGCTGGATGTTGAGGGGTGCTTTGCTTGTCGCGTATCAGGTGTGCGCATGGGCGCAAACAGCACAACCAGTAGGGGGTCCCAGGTGGAAGCAACAAACAAGGTTGAGCGCGGTTGGCAGAAAGATATGCCGGCCTACAAGCGCATGCGCAAAGAAGGACTACAACCAAAGCGCATCGATGGTGCCGCAGAGGTGGAGAAAAAAGCAGAGCACAAGTGGCAGGTTGAGACTGGACTAGGTATATGAAAGCAAAATCAAAAGTCAATGAAGCTGGCAATTACACAAAGCCAGAAATGCGGAAGCGTTTGTTCAACAAGATTAAGGCCGGATCTAAAGGTGGAGATCCGGGTGAATGGTCTGCTCGTAAAGCACAGTTACTTGCTAGCGAGTACAAGAAAGCTGGCGGTGGGTACAAGTAATGGCTCTCGCTAAATCCCAACAGTCTCTTAAGAAGTGGGGGAAAGAAAAGTGGTCTACGTCTGACGGCACCCCATCAAAGGGAAAGAAAAGATACCTACCTGCTGCAGCATGGAATGCTCTGACTCCTGCTGAAAAAGCAGCAACCAATAAAGCAAAAGCAAAGGGTAACGCAAAGGGAAAGCAGTTTGTCCCCAACACCCCAGCAGCCAAGAAGGCTGGAAAGAAGGCAAGAAGTGGCAATTGAATATCGCGGTGAGAAGTTTTCCGGGTACAACAAACCAAAGAAGACTCCCGGTGCCAAGAAATCTCATGCTGTGCTTGCAAAGTCTGGAGCCCAGGTCAAACTAATTAGGTTTGGTCAGCAGGGTGTTCAGGGTTCACCAGATGGGTCGGCAAGGAACAAAGCGTTCAAAGCCCGCCATGCCAAGAACATTGCAAAGGGCAAGATGTCTGCGGCTTACTGGGCAGACAAAGTCAAATGGTAAGATTTCACAACAACTAGTTAGGAGCGATAATGCCAAAAGTAGGAAAGAAAGAATTTGCTTACACCCCGAAGGGTATGGCCATGGCTAAGAAAGAAGCCAAGAAGAGTGGCAAGCCAATGATGAAAGCAAAGCCAAAGAAAAAGAAGTAAATGACAACAGCAGCAACCGTCATTGACAAGACGCTGCGACAACTTCTATCTGGAACGGTGGAGGCGCGCAACCGTCTGACCACTACCCTTAACAGCTCAGCCACCAGTGTCGTGGTTGATTTTTCTGTTGAGGGTCTTCGTGCTGGGCAGGTTTGCGAGATTGATTCGGAGCTCATGTACATATGGGCATCGGATACCAGCACTCGCACCCTGACGGTTCAACGAGGATTCAATGGCACCACCGCTGCTGCTCACACATCTGGGGCAATCGTCACAGTAAACCCAAGGTTCCCAAGAGCGCAGGTACTTGAGGAAATTAACAACGAAATCACCGACCTGTCCTCTCCGTCAAACGGTTTGTTCAAGGTGCAAACTCTGAACATTACGTACAATGGAAATGACAAGATGATTGACTTGACTGGTGCAACATCCGTCATTGACCTGTTAAGTGTTTCGGTTCGTTATCTAGCTGACGATTACCCAGTAGCTCGCAAGGCCAAACTTGTTAGGGATCTCCCAACTGATGACTATGCTTCCGGTTTTGCGATTAGGTTTGATCAGGGCGTTATGCCTGGTCGTCTTCGTGTTGTATACAAGGCTCCTTATACTGTCGCCGCAACAGAAGCAACAGATATTAACACCACTTGCGGAGTACAGGACAGCATCACAGACATCGTGACCATTGGTGCTCAGATTAGGTTGATGGCTCCACGAGAAATTAAACGTAACTTTGTTGAGTCGCAGGGTGATACACGTCGAGCTGAAGAGGTAGTGTCCGGCGCAATCACTAACTCTGTTTCTAACCTGAAGGCATTGCGGAAAGACAGAATCATTGCGGAGGCAGCGCGGTTAGCAAGAGCGTATCCGACATTCCTGACAAGGGAGTGATTGGTGACAAGCGTCCTTCGGTTCAATTCACCATACCTTCCAGCTCAACCATTCTTCACAGGAGCGCCGTCAACTAACTTGGTACCAGACATCTTCCCCATCGCCATCAACGGTCGAGAGTACATGGTCGACCAGAAGGCCAACACGTTTACCCGTGGGTTTGAACCACGTGTGCGTGACTCTGTTGACCAATCAACTACTCCTGGTGAGGCAGCAATTAACCCGCAAGGTTTGTGGCGCAGAGGTGAAAGTTCTTGGCATCTTGGTGCTGGACAGAAGTATGCAGACACCGCTGACGCACAGGACTATAGGTTCTTTACCAGTCAGGGAGTGGACCCATGGACCAAGGGACAGTTGACGCTCTTGAAGGGTGTTGCCGAATCTTTAGATTCAGCAAACACGAACCTGCCAATGGCTGTTACAGACACACGTGTTTACGTTGTTGACGGTCAAACCTTAAAGTACTCAACTAATCCATTTGCTTCTTCACCAACATGGACCACGGCGACTGTCGGTCTTCCAACAGGACTTACCCCTCGCGACATAACGAGCGATGGTAAAAATGTTTACCTAACATACGCAGGAACTACCAGTGCATATGGTTTATGGAAGTACACATCTGCCGATGTGGCATCAAACGTTGCTTACGGACACGAGTTCGGATACGTAGACTTTGTCAAGGGATATTTTATTGTCACTGGGTTTGGAGCAAACGGTGGCGAACTTTTCTACAGCCCGTCTGGCAACGTAGGTGGTGACGACTACACACATCCGATTGTTGGGTGGCAGTGGATTGGCTCCGCCTCTGGTCCAAACGCCATCTACATTGCCGGCTTTATTGGCGATAGAGGTGCCATCTACAAACTAACCATCTCCACTGCTGGAGTTCTACAGACTCCTGTTGTTGCACTTGACCTCCCAAGCGGAGAGATCCCAACCCACCTTGGCAGCTACTTGAATGGTGTTCTAATCGGAACAAACAAGGGTGTTCGCTACGCAACGGCAGACAACAATGGAGACCTTACTGTTGGTCCATTTATTGCCACCGGTGCAAACGTCAATCAATTCACGGCTGAGTCAAATTTTGTCTGGTTTACTTGGTCAAACTTTGCAGCCGGATCCTCTGGTCTGGGAAGAATGGATCTATCCACATTCGTGTCACCAAACCTGCCGGCCTTTGCCTCCGACTTGATGGCTCCGGTAGCCGGAACCGTCACTTCCGTTGTCACCTTTAACTCTAAGAGATTGTTTTCGGTGTCCGGGCAGGGAGTGTACGCGGAGACAACCAACTTTGTAGAGACCGGATACCTTGATACCGGAACCTACCGATGGGGAATCCCCGACCGCAAGTTTGTTGCTAAGTTTGACACCCGAACTGCTCCCTTGTACGGAACCGTAACCCCTTACATCTCCTCTGATGGTGGGGCCTTTACGGCAATGACAGCGCACACAACATCCCTGGCTACGGAATCGGTTGCTACCGGCCCGCAGGAAAAGTTCATTGAGGCGCAGTTTAAGCTCGAACTCGATCGAGGGTCTACAACCACAGCCCCAACCGTTACTAGATGGATGGCCCGCGCCTACGCCTCCCCAGCTAGAAGCCAGGTATTCCGTGTACCGATTCTCATGCATCACAGTCAGACGGTTAAGGGCGTGGAGTACTACTTTGACGTTGATGACGAGATGGCCCGTCTCAGGGACCTTGTCACAAATCCTCGTGTGGTAAATTATCAAGAGAACACGGAGACGTTTTCCGTAGTTGTTGAGGACCTGGAGTTTCAGGTCGTTGATGGCTACGACCAGAACTGGAACCTCGAAGGAACCTGTACTGTTACAATGAGATCTGTACAAGATTAGGAGAGTAAATGGCATACGCAGCAAGAAGGTCATACGCAGGTGCTTCTGCAGCATGCACCCTTACTAGCTCTATCAACTCGTCTGTCACTTCACTTGACCTAACGGGTACAGTTGCGGCATGGCCCGACACTGCAAACGGATCCTTCCACATGGTTATCGATCCGGGTCTTTCGACTGAAGAAAAGATTCTTGTTGGAGCTCGCTCTTCTGGTGCTTTGTCCTCGGTAACCCGCGGTGTCGACGGAACCACGGCAGCATCGCATACTGCTGGCGCTACTTGCTACCCAGTGTTTACAGCAACTGATGCAGACGAAGCGAACAAGATTGTTTCAACTCTTACAACCAAGGGCGACATTCTTGCAACTGACGGGTCAGCGCTTAATC